TTTGAACGCCCTGCACTTGGCCTGTCTGAATCGCCCCATTGACTTGCAAAGAGCTTTGGGCCTGCGCGCTTTGTGACTGGGCACTGTCAGTGGCTGCAAAAAAACCGACCTGCAGGGCAACTTGTGCAGATTGCGCCTGGCCCTGCTGAGATGCCAGCCCCATACGTCGCTGTGTCGTGATCTGCGCAGTCTGGCTTTGCTGCGCTGTTATTCCGTCTGCCGTAGAGGCCAGGCCAGTTTGCCCAGTGATTGACTGCCCTTGGGACGCTGCTGCCACTGCAGTAAAACTGCTCTGGGTCTCAGCGCTGCTGGTTTGCGCCTGTGCACTGGCGAATTGAAGCATCAGCAAGCGACTGGTGCCTGCCTGTACGCTTGATCCAGCCTGTGCGCTGGCGCAGTCACCATCAAGTGTGGCCGCAAGCCCCGCCAATGCGCTTTGCGCTTGAGAGGCGGCAAGACTGCCGGTCATGCCCAGGTCTGTTTGGCCAGTGCTGGATTGCGCTTGGAACGAAGCCAAGGCATTTTGGCTGGCAAGGAACATTTCCCCGGCAGCGCGCTGCACTGTTGCGCTGGCATGGGCCAGTGCCTGTTCTCTTTGCGTCTGGGCTTGCGCTGCCTGCGCCTGTTCAGAAGCAAACGCTCCTTCACGATCCAGCCTGGCCTGCATTGATTGAGACTGTGCCTGCGCCGTGGCTAGCGGGAAATTCGCTGGTGGCTGCAGTACCCATTCAGAGGGGCCAAATTGTTGCGACTGCGAAGAAGTAACTGCCCCACTGACGGCACGCGCAGTCTGGGCAGCAACCGTCTGCACCAAGCCGTCTTCCACCATGAAATAGGCATGGCGCTCGACCTGCACCAAGCTGCTTTGGCTTTGCGCCGACGCCGAATTGGCAGCAGTGCCTAGCGCCACCTGGCCGGCAGCAGCCTGTGCCTGCGCAGACGCGCTGGTCGCAACAAAGGAGACCGCTATTTGCGCACCCTGCCCCTGACTGCTGCCGCTTGCCGCGCCCAAAGCAAGGCCGGTAGCACCCTGAGAGCCTTGCACCTGCTCGCTTACAAGTCCCGCAGGGTATTCCCGAGCGATGAGCGCACTGGCAGTTTGCGACTGCTGTGCAGCACTTGCCAACGATATTGCGCCAACCAGGGCACCTAAATTCTCTTGGCTTTGCGAAGAACCGAACAAGCAGTCTGCAGAAGGGGTCAAACCGGCTTGCAGAGACTGCCCCTGTGCTGCGGCCCCTGACCATGCCAGACTTCTGGCGCTTGCCGCCAAGACCGTCTGAGTTTGTTGCGAGGCAACACCGCTGCTGATGTCTAAAGAGCTTCCTGCATTGGCTGTTTGAGACTGACTTGACGTCAGTACACAAGCGAGGCCACGCGCCGTAACCATGTTGGCTGTCTGAGACTGCGACCCAGCAAACGCTGCTGTAGTCGTCGGCTGCACAACCGCCGCTACGCTTTGAGATTGGCTCGAAGCGCTGTTAAACGGTGCTGTTGCAACCAAAGACGCCGCCGCACCTTGCGATTGCTGCGAGGCACTGGCAAATGTCCGGTCAAGACCAAATGATCCAAACGCGCTCTGGCTCTGGGCAAGGGCTGCAGTTGCGCTGATTGCTTTTGCTGTCGCTACCGTGCTGCTTTGAGAGGTGCCCGAAGCAGCGGTCAACACAACAGCACGGGCCGTCGCTGCCGTGCTGCTCTGGGCTGTGTCCGAGGCAGCGGTCAAGGCAACAGCACGGGCAGCTGCTACGGTACTGCCTTGCGCCTCAGAAGAGTCACTGGCGAACGAACGCGCAAGCGCAAGCGCTGCTGCAGTGCTTTGGCTCTGCCCTGACGAGCTGGCGCAGTTTGCCGCGCCCCCCGAAGTGGCGTTATTCAGCGCAGCAACATTCAGCGCGGACTGATTGAGTAGCACACAGCCCCCGCTTAACTTGTCGTGGCGACTGGTTTAGAAGCCGGAGGTTGCGTTGCGGATGTCGTGGGTGAAGCTGGTTGCACTCACCACCGTGCCCGCTGTAAAGGCGCCAATAATCAAGTTGGCGCTGGCTGCCCCGGCCGAGACATCCATCACCACCGTGGTCGCGTCAGACTTAAAAATCCGCGCAACAGTGGGCGTAATGGCAGCCACCGCCGTGCCGGCCGTGATGGCGTTGGCCGTGAGCAGGCCGCTGACGGCTGCGGGAAACGCTGTTGCACCAAAGGTCAGGGTCACGCCTAGCGTGTTGCCGGCCAGGGCGGCATCAGCCGTTGCGGGCTGCGTGCCGTCATAGATTTTGATGAGACCGGCATTGCAAAGGGTCGCCAAGGCGGCGGCTTGTGCGTTGACGGTTGCGTCAGCAATTTGTGTGTTGAATGCCATGGAAATCTCCTAAAAAATGAAAAACAAAAACAAAAAAACAAAAACTAAGCTGCAGCCGCCGTTCCCGGTTTGATCTGCGGCGCTGCTGCTACCGTCGCCTTGATCTCCACCCCCATGGTGTTCACAAACGCGCCGTAGTGCGCCTGCGCCCGCTGCGCGTTGCCCGCGTACTCGCTGTCTTTGCTGTAGGCCCTGTAGAGGATGTAGTCCAGCAGCGCATTGGCGTAAATGTCTGGGATGGAGATGTTCCCCGCCACCGCCGTATAAAGTGCTCCGTCAGCAGGCTCAGCCACATCCGTGGGGTAGCCCGCGTACATCACCTCCAGCTTGGCCGCTGTGGTGGCTGGCGGGTAGACATAGAAGGTCTTCGGATCGCGGGCATCGAACATGTAGTTCAAGACGCTTGCGACCCCGGTCAAGTTGTGCCACCCCGGCGTCTGCGAATCAAGAATTTCTCGCGCCACAAGGCGTACTGCGCCCAGCGTGCCCGCCATGTTGCGGCTGATCTCCAAGAGCTTGGCCGGGGTGACCGCTAGCGGGCCGCTGCCCGCCGCATTGGCGGTGGCACTGGCCAAGCTCTGGCGCGTGCCAGCAACCAGCGTCATGGTGGCCGTGGTGTTCATGCTGTCAGGCCGGTAGGCCACCACCTCACGCTGCCCGTCATTGAGCCAGCGCACCAACTCGTTGACGGGCCAGCGGATGCTGGTGGTGTCCTGCAGCATCCCAACCACGCGCTGGACAATAGATTGAGCGGTTAAGGCCATGGTTTTTCCTGTGAGTTAGGCGGCGTGGTCAAAACGGGTTAGGCCGGGTACGGCTTGGCGAGCGGGTGAAGGAGCGGCTCACCACCTGCTGTGCCGCCAGCACCCCCGCCTCAAAATTGGCTTGGTGAAAGCTCGCCAGCTTAGGGTTGCCAAAGGGCACCTCGGGTATCAGCAGCAGCGCACTCAGCGCCCCGGCGGTGATGGTGGGCGCGTAGTTCTCAAACACCGCCCGGTCCAAGGTCGCGCTGCTGCGGGACGGCGCATAGGCCACCCGCAAGCGCAGGCTGATCGACGCCGTCGGCTGCGGAAAGAAGCTCAGCTCGAGCAAGCTGGGCTGAAAGAAGTTGCTCGGCGTGCCACTTTGGTCCTCCCAACGCGAGACGCTGGCATCCAGATAGTCAATCGTCACCGCATCAAGCGCTTGGCCATCGACCTTGCAGGACAGGACCTGAACCACATTGGCGCCACTCGGGCCGCTGAGCTCGAAAGGCAAAGCGCCCACCTCAATCGTCTCCGCATCCTGGGTTTCCTGCCAAATCTTGGTGCGGGTGCAAAACTCAATGGCCGCATTGCGCACCGCATTGATGGCGGTCGGGTCCGGGCAGCCCACCGCCCAAGGCAGCAGGTGGGGTAAGAACTCGCTGTAAGTGGCCGTTGCCATGGCTACACCTGATCAGGGTTGTCCAGCTCGGCCGCCACTTTGGCCCGGCGCGGGGACCGGGCAGGCACTGCAGGCTCAAACAGCGACTCCTCCCGCGCGTAGTAGCCCAAGGCCACCAGGGCTGCGGCACACTCGTCTGAGACACCCAGGACCCGCCCATCCACCACCCGAACCACGCCAAAGGGGGCAAAGTCGAATTCGCAGTTGTACTTACCCGGCACAGGGGATGGGATGTTGCAGGTTAAATTCACACCGCACTCCAAGTCATTGAGACAGTCACCAAATGCCGGGGCGCTTGCCTGGGCATCAACCCGCCACCAGGTAGACCGTCAGCCCCAACTTACCGGCAGCCGTGGTGGTGCAAGAGGCGGTCATCACCAGCCCGATCTTTTGGTCTGCCGTGCGGCTCACCACAACGCGGGTGTGCGTGGCACTGGCCGCACGCAGCAAGCCACCGGCCTGCACCACTGTGGCACCGCTCACCCAGGCAGCACCGCCCGAGGCCGTGCTGTCGATGGCATTGCCCGCAGTCAAAATGCCCAGATCGAACGCCCCGGCCGCTGAAGCCGACAGGTCATCGCAGTCAAAGGCCCAGTCCACCACCCGGTGGTTGGCTGGCAAAAAGCCCAGTTGCACCACATCGGCGCTGGCCAGCACAGCGGTGATGTCGTAGTCAAACCGAACTGCCATCACCTCCGAGCCGTTGACCACCGGGGTCGGTTTGGAGCCCTTTGCGTACAAAGTTTGAAGAATTGCCATGAGATTTCTCCGAAAATATGAAAAGAACCAAGACCTGCGGGTGCTCAGGACGGGTCAGCACAGAAGGTGTCCACCGCCATTACCCCCATGTCGCGCGAGACGTTGTCCACGGGGCTGGTGAAGGTGGTCTTCTTCACGCCAAAGATCGAGCCGCAGGTGATCACCACCTGGTTGCCCCGGTCCTCGAGCTCCTCGTTCCAGTCAAAGCGCAGGCCGGTGCCGGCCGAGCCGAAGGCCACCACCCCCGCCTGGCGGCCCATAAAGAGCGCACGAGCGGCAGGCAGGTTGGCCCCGGCGCCGTAGTCGCTAAAGCGCACCACCGAGCGGTGCGAATGCAGCACCACCCCGGCGTGCATACCCAAAGCGCCCGAGAAGATGGGCGACTTCATGCCCACGGCGGCAGCGGTGGCTTTCTGGATATCGAGCCACTGCCCGGTGCTGGTGTTGTTGCGCAGCTGGAAGGCCTGCCACGGGTGCATCAGCAAGCAGAAGGTGTCCTCACCATCAATGCGTACTGGCTGCATGGCCGGGATGCCCAGCGTGCCGCCGCCCATCGTCGAGGTGCGTGCCACACAGCGCTCAATGGTGTTGAGCGTCATCAGGGTGGTCGCTGACACATTGGCCTTGGCGGTGGCCGCTGTACCGGCTGCATCCCCGTAGAGGATGTGCTGCGCATCCGGTGCGGTGAGCGCGTTGCCAGCAAAACCGGCGTAACTGGTCGGAAAAATGTAGTCTGAGTTGGTGCCCCGTGCGCCAGAGAGGTAGATGAACAGCAGCTCATCAAACACCTTGGCCCACCACTCCCCCTGGCGGCGCCGGGAAATGGTGCGCAGGTCGTGGATGGTGCGCTTGCGCGACATCTTGCCACCGGTGTTCACCCCAGAGCGCATCTGGTCGATGTACAGGTTGTCAGTGGCAAACTTCAGGTCCTCTTCCTTGCCCCGCAGCGTCGTGTCCCCTTCAACCGGCTGCATCTTGAGCTGCATCACCAGGTCATAGGAGATTTGGTCGCCCGCATCATTCTCCAGCTGCGGCAGCACCTGGATGGGGGTCTGCGCATCCGCACCAACGCCCATGAACTTGCGGTTGAAGTAAGACTCACGGCCGACATCAACGGCCAGAAAGGCGGAATAGCGCTTGAGCGCTTTCGGGTCGCCTACGCCCACAATGGTTGCACTCATGCAATGCTCCTCAAAGGTTGAACTTGAGGCACACTGCTGCGCGCCGACTTAGCCGCAGGGTGCGGCTAGTGCCCATTACAGCATTGACATTAGCATTTTTTGCGGGGGTGAAATCCCCCCCTGTGCCTGCTGCGCCGGGCTGGCTCGGGTGGGTAGTTCAATCAGCACGTCAGGCGCAGACCTGATCTCCAGACGGGCGCGCTGGCCACTCTTCTCCAGCAGCGTCAGCGCCACCCGGCCGGCATCAAAGGACACCGTCTCCCCGGTCCTGATGTCTACTTTAAGGACCTTCATCAAGCCGCGCGCAAATACCTCGTCACTTCATCGGGTGCCATGCGGGCGAGCTGGCGCTCCAAGTCCATCCCCGAGAGCCGCTCGAGCTTGGCAAACTCATCGCCCCCGCCGGTCTCAGGCAAGGCGGCAGCCGGCACTGCTGCCAGGGTCGCCGGGATGTTTTGCAGCAAAGACGGCGGCGGCTTGGCTGGCGCTGCCGGGGCCTGTGCGGGCGCACCCAGCCCACCAAACAGTTTGCGCACGGCTGAATCCGCCTACGTTAAAAACCAGCTGCTGCTCTTGTTGGCATTCTCAGGCTGGTGCGCAAGCGCTTTGATCGAGGCATCCAGGGCAGCAAACAGAATCGGGTCTTTGTAGACCGTGCTGCTGTCCTGCTCAAAAAA